ATTAAATGAATATTGTGTAATTTTCTTTGGACCGATATATCCCGTACCAGCAATACGAATAGGTTCTACACCCCAAGTATTGATGAGAACAAAATCATCTACAATACCAGTTCCTTGTACTCTGCCGTTATGATTAAAAAATATTTTTGCAGTATTTGGGTGTCCGTCAAATGTAAGTTTTCGAATTTTAGTTCCAGGATTCGTATTGAATCTCCAGATTGGTAATTGCTTTTTAACCGCATCTAGAGTACTAACAGTTAAATTTGTCGATTGAAAACTATTGTCAGTAACGTCGATATTCCAAATACAACCTTTTGTTGCAAATACTGCCATGATAGAACCCTTATACTAATTCAAAATAATTAAATCTAAAAGAAGCATTGAATGTAATAAAATCTGAACCACCAGATGTAGACTGGAATTGAATATCACCCAAAGAAGTAGGAATACAATCTATATATCTAACTTGTTTTGTCAAATTATTGTGACTCGATAAAATAGATAATGTGATATCTGAATAAGTTGGTGCATCTACATCAGATTGAATATTACCTCTACCACCTTTACCCATATTCGTTTCTAATAATCTACGAATCCAAGAAAACATTTCATTGTAAGAAGTTAAATCTTCATCTAATATAATGTTGGTGCTTAATTCGTTGAACGTTAGTGTATCCCCAGGAAATGGAACCCCAGCAACTCTTCGGAATGGAACCTCTACCGAATTCATCAACATTCCAGGATGTGTGACGTTTTGACAGAAGAACTCTAAGTTAGGATAGTTTCTTCTATCAATCACCAACTTAAAACTGGTGGGTTGTAGGTAATTAAAATTTTCTGTTAGTGTTGCCATAACTCTATTTATAATAATTCTATCACAAAAAAGGGAGGGGAAAACCCCTCCCAGTTTGTTTTTTTTATCTTCTTTTTATTATCTACGCACCGAGGATATTGTCGACGCGGAAGATGCGATAGTACTGGTTTGACTTCGCTGCAGCGAGACCGCTTGCTGGGGTCGCACCTACGAATGGGTTTGATGCCATACCGTAGCGAGTCTTGAAACCAATCTTCGGCTGGAAGGTGTCTTCACCAACCGCACGTACCATTGTCAATGGAACGTATGGGCAGTAGAACAGACCAGCGTCATATGGGTTCGTACCTTTGTAACCGACGTTGATATAATCGGAAACGGCATATGGGTCAACATATACACGCATACGACCATTCAGCACACCAGCGAAGGTGTTACCTGTATCGTCAACGTTCAGGTTTGTTGACATTGCAGGTGAGTAGTCCAGCATGCCTGAAGCTGCAAGAGCAGATGCAACGTCTGAAGAACAAACCATGAAGTTACCTTTACCGCGACGTGTTTCTTTCGCGATAACGTTTGCTTCACGCTCGATCTGAAGAATCAGACCTTTGAACTTCTCAACTGACCAGCGACCATCGGCATCTGTTTGGATGTCGAAAATACCGTTGATGGCAGTGTTTGTTGTACCAGCACCAGTTTTCGCTTGTGAGTTGATTGTACGGATGACTTCGCGGTTGATTTCAGCCATAATTTCTGTTGACAGAATATTTGCCAACTCTGTTTCGGCGTCGAGACCATGAATCGCTTTCAAGTCTTGTGCCAGTTCCAGAGTGTATTCTGCTTTCAGAGCACGTGACTTTGCAGTCACTGTTGCTTTTTCGATGGTGAAACCCATCTCTGCAAACTGCTCACCACCAGATACACCAAGTGCTTCTGCTTCGGCAGTTGAGTAGAGATCGACATTTGAGTTAGGCAAGTCTGAATCACGCTCATTATTGATTGAAGAATCAGCAGCGACGTGTGAACCGTCAGCCAAATCGCGGAGACCTGATGGGTCGGCGAACTGACCAGCAGTTGTTGAATCACCTGAGAAGTTTACTGCAGCTTCGTTAAACAGTGCTTCGTCACCAGATGATACACCTGCTTTGGTTGTTTGGAAACGAGACTTCATCGCGAAGATGAGACCTGTTGGACCAGACATTGGCTGAACACCACAGATGTCGTATGCCATCAAGTTAGGCATTGCACGACGAACAAGAGCAATAAGAACTGGATTCCAGTTAGCAGTACCGCCACCAGTTACAGTTGAGGTGTCGTTGTTTTCGTTAATCATACCTTCTTCGCGAAGGGCGATTTCTTGGTTTTCCAGAATAGCAGCAGTTACTGCTTTCCGGTGCTGATCTTTAATGACGCCTGCTGACTCTTCGTTCAGTACAGGTGCCCATTTTTCCATCAGCGCATCGTAAGATACTGTGTTCATTTTTTTGGACTCCCAAATTATTTTTTGTTAGTTTTTTGGATTGCACTTAAATACTGAGCCATGGTATCGGAAGCTTCTACCATTGGTGCGTCACCATCGGTAGCATCTTCTTCAATGTCAGCAGACTCAGATACTTTTTTGGAGAAGTAAGATTCTTTGACTGTGTCAACTTTCTTAGCGAAAGTTTCTTCGTCTTCGAAATCAATATCTTCTACCAAACCTTTTAATTTTTCGACTTGAGTGTCAGCAAGATCACGTGAAGCTTCACGGACAATTTTGTCACGCTTCAGAACTTCCAGTTCTTCTTGCATAGCAATCGACTTACCAGTTTGAGCATTGAGTTTCTCTTCGAGTTCCTCATTCTCTGCAGCAAGTTCGTCAACTAGGTCAACCTTTGATTCTGGGACATCGATGTAAGATTCAGTAAACAGATCTTTCAAACTGTTCATGAACTTCTCAGCGATTTCAGTTCTCAGGCCAGACTGAACGGCAAGTTTATTTTCTTCCATCCAGTTCTCAACAACGTAGTTAAGATAGCTATCGACTTTTTCAACGAGATCTGCTTTAGTAGATTCAACTTCTTCGGCAAGTTCTTCGTTGTACTTCTCTTCGAGGCGATCAATTTCTTCAGCAAGCTTTGATTTAATTGCTGCTTCGAAAATTACTTCTGCCTTTTCCTTGAACTCTTCAGACAATGTTGCTTCTGATTCGACAAGTGCATTCAGGTCGTTTGAGAAATCTACTTGATAGTCAAGATCTTGCTTTTCAGCAACGACTTCACCTTCAAATTGATCTTCATTAACGTCATCCATCATTTTGCCATAAGCAGCTTGCAGATTTGATTTATTCATGCCATTCATTTTAGTGTACATAGCATTAATCATTGCTGCTTTAGTTTTAGGCATTGGATCCTGTTTGGTTTGGTCACCTTTCCGCTTTGGAGCGGATCCAGTGGCTTCACCTGCTTTGTCTACAGAAGCGACTGATTGAGCCTCGGCATTTTTAGGATCGTGAGTTCCTTCTTCCACGACTTCGTCCGTTACTTCGTCATGGAGTTCAACTTCCTGATCTTCAATCATTTGATCTTCAGTCATAAGTGACTCCCTATTGTTTAGATTTAAGCAACGAGAGGAAATTCTTAAACTCACGAACCTGAGTCTCATAGAGGTCAGTCCGAGAAGCTTTCTTAATTTCAGTCTCTATCTTTTCAATTGCCTGAGCTTCTATAATGCCATTATTCCAAACCCATTCTACACCTTCCATAACTCCATTAACAAATGCGCTAGGAGCAGATGGGTCTTGGACGATATCTACTGCATTGAGTAGAAAATCTGGTTTTACAACCATAGTGCCATTACGATTCTCTAGGCTTCCCATACCACGAGTTGAGACGCCCAGTTTGACTCCTCCGTCTAACAAACCTTTTACAATCTGTCCCATAGGAGTTTCCAAAATAGTCGCCTTACCCACAACATCGTTACCTTTCCAATCAAGGGATTCGATCTTGTGAGAAACTTTGTCTAGATTAACGGTCGGTCCTTCAGGGTGATTCAGTTCACCAACTGCACGACCTTTAGAAACTTGCTCTGTAACATATTTGTTAAGTGCCTTTTCCATGATCGGCTTTGGATATACACGACCGTTACGATTCTTTTGCTCTGCTTGCATGAATATACCTTCGATGACATATTTTTTGCCACCATCTTTAGTTGCTTCAGTGATATATTCTAAATTATCTTCGGTATATTCTGCAATGAGTTTCATTATTTTTATCCTCTTGGATAAGCGATTTTAGTAAAATAAACGCTGGCAGTATTTGCATACACTGTTTCAGTTTTTTCTTTATGTAAAATCAATGTTGTATTAGACGGCATTTGAAATGTGCCACCGTTTGATAATGTAACAAGAGAAGCAGATTGACAGGCAACATAAAGCACTGTGGCATTATCTCCATCAGTCGCGTTCGCGCCACCGCTTGCCGTAAATCTTGCTCCGAGTGGTCTAATTTGCATACCTTTAACCTCTCATCTGTTTTATAAATTCAGTAGAAGCTTTCTCTGCTTCTTTTTGTGATTTGTAAACATCGAGTCTATCGCCATCTACATAAGCAACAAAACCATTTCTTTCTTTATGAATCTTAACTGAAACCCTCTGGATTTTTTTATCGAAGACAATTTTGCCCTCAGGTTTTCTACCAGTTAATTCTCGTAATTCAGTAAATGTTTTCATTTTACTTATTCCTATTATTTATAAAAAAATAAATTTTTACTCATCAGGATTCTTCTTCGTCTCCGGAATCCTCGTCATCGTCGGCGTTATCTTCGACTTCGTCATCTTCCTCATCATCCTGTTCTTCCGATTCAGACTCCCCCTCTCCTTCAAGGTCAAGTTCGAGTTGGTCATCGTCATCAATATCGGTTTCTTCTTCATCATCCTCTACTCCATTGTAAATAGTATTAGATAATCTAATTGTTTCTTGATCTAAGACATCACTAAGTTTTACGGTCATGATATCACCGAATGATTTGCTTGCCTTATTATAATCTTGATCAAGTGCATTTTGAATCAATTCTTTAACTGCTTCACTCACTGTCATCTCCTTGCGGTTGTTGATCTTGTTGAGGTGGTTCTTCATCATCACCTTCATCACTCATAGTTTTATTCATGTTTTCGACATCTTCAGCAGAAAGCATAAGAATGTTTTTCTGTACCCAATCTTTTGAATAATATTCTCCAACATAGTTTTGTATTTGATCGAGAGTTTGAAGTCTTTCTCTTAAAACTTCCATGTCTCTTAATTCGGTGAAATGATTATCACGGATGAAATCAACTGTAATATCATTTTTCCACTGATCCCAATCCTCTTCAGTACAAATACCTTTGAGAATTAGTTGCTTTTTTAATATACCATAGAATAGATGCGCAAATCTTGCACGCAGTCTATTAATAAATTTTTGAAATTTTAATTCGTCACGATTGATTTCTGAGGAACGGCCAATAAAATTAGCAACTGCCTCAGTATCTAATCTACTAAGAGGAACGTTTAATGAACGATACATCCTCCGCTGAAAATATACCACATCATCAATCTGCCCAAGGTTTTCACCTCCTGGTAAAGTTTCGATGGAAGTACCTGTACCACCTTCTCTACGAGGCAACCAAAAATCTTCAAGCATAGACATATGCTTTCTATCGTCTTTGATCTGCCCAGTCGCTGCATCATAAACAAGTTTGTTACGATACTTCGACATAATAGATTTTAGATATTCTTCTGCTTTTCCTCTTGGTAAGTTACCGACATCAACATAAAATACTCTTCGCTCCGGTGCTCTTGCTAATCTATAGATAACAAGCGCATCTTCCATCATTCGAAGTTGATTGATTGGTTTGAGAGCTTTATGAAGATGCGATACAATCTTTTTGCGATCTTCGGATAGTTGTCCTGATGTGACATAACTAACAGAGTCATTAGTCATCTTGACACCACTATTTGATGCTCCTGGTTTTTCCTGATAAATGAAAAACTCCTCAGTCTTTTCAACTATCTTCGCACCAGTTTCCATATCTTTTTTATATTTTACTTTTTTGACCTTGCGCATTTTAGCAGAATCGATAGGTCTAATTTCTTGGATACCTTCTTTTGGATTATCCTCGTTAACGATAAGGTGATGATATAATCTTCCGTCAACATACCAACGGCGAAAAACATCATGCCCTAATTCTTTGAAATTGAGCATACCATAGATATTATCAAATTCTTCTTTGATAGATTTTTTAATGCTATCACTAGTTTCAACTTCTTCTAAGTTGACATCTAGTGTTTGTTCTAGTTCACTTCCAGTGATTGCTTCATTAACAATATCTTCAATAGCAGCATCAACTTCTGGGTGCATCGCGTTTCCGCGATACTTCATTATCAATTGATAGTTATCTTTTGAGTCGTCATCGCCAAGATTTAAATACTGTCCGTAATGACTTCCGGAAACAGTAGCATAACTTCCCCCCTCATCATCCCGTGGTGGAACGATAGAAGTTATATCTTCTTTCTTTTTGGATCGTTTGATTTCGAAACCAAATAGTTTGATGCCTTCTTGTTCTGCCATTATCTATAAACCTTAAAATAAGAATAGAAAGTGGAGTCGACCTTGCCGACTCCACTGCTTTATTTAGTCAGTCGTATTTGACTCGAAATACTGATATGCCCAAGTACATGTGAACCGTTCGATATTATCGTTGTCCGAATACCCAAGAGTGATTTCACTCAGGTCTGATGGGAACGCACCACGGAATGTGTAGTTCTTGATTACATCACCATTTCTATCCAATTGATCAACTTTCAAATCCGCTTCGTATGAGATTGGAGTTGTCAGTCCAGTATTTGCAGAGTGTGCGTTAATACCGTTCATCCAACGCTCAATCGCATCGCGAATCGCAAAGTCAGTATCATTGATGATAGTCGTGCTCCATTCAGCAAACGTACGATCACCTGCCATCTTGAGGATACGACCTCTAAATGGCACTTGAATGATACCAAAGGTTGATCCTGGCAATGTTGCCGCTTCGACCAAGAACGATGTAAGTTCTGGATCTCCGTTAGCAAAACCAGGATAGTTGATTGTTACTTGGAAGAGGTTAGGACGTGCACCACCACCTCTCAGTTTTGACTTAAAGTCATCAACGCCGAGAATAGCCATTGTTCCTTACCTCCTTAAACTGTGCCAACAACTTCTTCAAAGTCCACACCAGATCTAACTGCCACGAAGTTCAGAGTGACGTAGTTAATTGACCGAGCAGGTTTGATGAAGATGTTTGCGATGAACTCATTACGATCTACGACCGCAGGAGTGTTGTTCGTTTCGTCACAGACAACACGGAAGTCCGTGATACCGCGACGACCTCTTACCTCGCGAAGTACAGGTTCCACGATGTTAACAAATTCAGCACGAGTAAACTCATCGTTGAATTCGAACAGTGCCTGTTCTGCCGCTCTACCGATTGCTCTTTCAAGTACGAGGAACAGGCGACGAACGTTGATACGATCAAATGCAGACGGACGTCCAAGCATTGTCTTATCACCGAACAACAAAGTTCCTTGTCCAGGAATGTTAGCAATAGGGTTGACATCTGCTTTGTACAGAGTATCACGCTGCGATTTATTTGGAGTATATGACAGAGCAGTAATACCCAAATATTGACCACGACGCGAACCAGCTGGTGAGAACCAAGGAGCGCGATTTAGGTCAGTTGCTGCGCAGATACCTGCAGTAGAAGATGCCGCAGGGATATGAATGTACTGATCATTGTACTTATCATAAACTTTAAGATAGTTATTATCCACGATTAAGTATGATGAATTTGTAAATGTATCAGCAGTTGTTACAACGTTTGTTGTGATAGTTGCTGCTGAAGTAAGATTTACAACATCGCTTCTCGCAGGAGATGCAACTACGAC